ATCCTGATTCCTGTAAATGTGTCCGTAAATGTTCAGCGGCGTGCTGGCATTTGAATAGCCTCCGCGAGCCTGGATCGTTTTGATGTCGAGACCCATGCTGATCATGATTGAAACGTTCGTGTGTCGCTAAGCGTCCACTTGCCTGGACTTCTTTCTCTCTTACTTCCTGGCATAATAAAATCACTCCTTTCCTGTCTTGAAAAAATAACGGCGGAGTGATAAAATTAACCTGCTGTTGGTTGGTGCGAGTGTTCATACAAACATCGAGGAAGACAGAGTCTTCACCAGGAGAACTGACCAAAACGCTTGAAGGCTACATAAGAATGTTCAGATAGAAATTGGGAGACAGAAATGAACTGGAACGCATTCATAACAGGAATAATAATTGGAATACTTGCGCTCATAGTATTACACGCAAAAGGAGTTCTGCCACCACTGTGACGGCAACTCCGCAAATAAAGCCATAAAGACGGTTTATCCATACATCGTGGCGCTCAAGCCGATAAGTGGCTGAATGGCTGCGCAAAGTCAAATTAACAATGGCACCACCCCATGCGCGTGAAACATCAATGCACCCGGTGTCAATAAGTATGTTAAGAGCTTGTGCGTTCGCGGGAGCCAATATTTCATCTTTTACGTCATTGAAATCATTGGTTTCAAGAAGTCGGATTATACGGCGCATACGTGTTCTAACCATAATATCACCAGCCTTTCGAGGACATTATAACACAAAGACAAGGAGGAGAAAAAATGCTAGGAGTATGCAAAGGATGCGGACAGCTTATAGAGGTCGAAGCTGTCACTCAGGAAGAGGCGGATCAGAAAGCGATTCTTGCCTGTAACTGCGGCGAAGCAGAATCAATAAGAAAACGCGAAGACCTTATGACCGTTATCGACTCAGTCTGCGGACCAGACAGTGCAGGAAAAGGATTTGACCCCGTAGAGCCGACGACGATTGAACGGATCAAAGAGGCGGCAGGTCTGGTCTTCGAAGATAAATTTGAAAAAGCGACATTCAGCGTGGCCGGCTCGATCGTAACGATCAAAAAAGGGAAGAACAACGTAGTGTGCAACAGAAAAATGGTAATAGGCCTTGAAGGAGCGTCGAGAAAATGAAAAGGATAGAATTCACGATTCCTGTCAATCCGGCGACAAAGAAGAACAGCCAGAAGGTAGTCAGGAACAGACAGGGCAAGACATTCATAACCCAAAACCAAAGGTACAAGAATTACGTAGCGGAGACGGCGCTGATACTGAATGCTGTTCGAGGAAAGAACGACATCAGAGAGCCGATCGATGAGCCTGTGAACGTAAGAGCTCACTTCTATCGCAGTTCAAGAATGATAGTGGATCTGACGAACCTGCAGGAATGCCTGCACGATGTACTCGTTGACGCGGGGATCCTCGCAGACGACAGCTGCAGGATAATCGTCTCAACGGACGGGAGCCGTGTCAGATATGACAAATATAATCCGCGGACCGAAGTGGTGATCTCACCGCTTATCAGCGCCGAAGACATGACAGAAAGGAACAGGATGATTCCATGAAAAAATGGCCGGAGGCAGGAATAATCTTTTGCGAGAAAGAACAGTGTGCGTGTGCTTACTGCAGCATGGAAGACGGGAGCTGCCTGGCGGCCAGATGCAATATCCATGATGAAGAGTATGTCAAGGAAAAGGAATCAATAAGACAGCACTCGATGTACTCTTTCAGATAAAAAGGAGGAGAAAAATGAGGACCATAAAACAGGATAATGCCATCGCTCACATCACTGAGCAGATGATGAAAGATGCACAAGACGGCAAACCAGCTCCGGAGATTCAGGCAATAGAAGAGAAGCTATCAGAGCTCTGCACAACGGATGAAGTAGCAGACAAGCTGATGGCTGACGGGAAGAGCCTGAAGGGTGCTTTCAGCGCGATCAGAACGGAAGCCACAAAGAGAAGGGGAGGAAGCAACTGCGTGTGCATTCCGCCGAACGAAGCGCAGAAAATAATAGAGGACTACTACGGAATTACTGAAGCAGATAAGCAATCCGGCCAAAGACCACATAGAAGGAACCGTCCTTCCCGTATCGATGTTCTTTCACAGATATGAAGGGCGGTGGTTTTAATGAAGAAATTTAAGAACCTGAATGAAGAGATAGACCATCTCCTCACGCTCTTGGAGCCGGAGCCTGCATATATCGACGAGGGAATACTGAGAGAAATCGCAATGTACCTTTTCTACAACAAGAAAAAAGGAACAGGCAAGTGCAGCTGCTGCGGGCAGACAGTGAGGCTTGATGCAGTACTCGAAGCGACAAAAGAATGGTGTCAAAGACAGGAGTTAATACCTAATTCTGAAATATGGCATAAAGATTGGCCGTACATCTGCCCGGAGTGCGGCAGAGCACTAGAAGCAAGGTCCGCAGGAAGAGGCAGACAGAACCTGGAGAATAATTTCCGAATAAGCTACTGGATGAAGAGGGGCAAGACCCTCTATCTGATAACGAAGCTTGTGGATGTGGATTTTGACAATGACATGCCGACGATCCATAAGAGATTCAGAGCAATCTACATATTCGGCAAGAATAAGCCGCGCAAATTGTTCAAGGCTTACGATTGGTTAGCGGGTTCGAAATGGGTGGAAAAAGAGAGATTCAGCTATTACAGGGAGTCAGCAGGCATGTACTACCAGGCTCCAAAGTATGAGGCGGAACTATATTTCAACAAGCCGCTGCTGGATCTTCTTCCGGGCTCATATCTGAAGTATGCGGTCGATCCGCATGGATGGTGCCTGCACATGAGAGACCACGTGCGTGAAAACAGCTGGTCAGCATACAGCCTCGCACAAATAGATTGCGAGTATCTCGGATTATTTGCCCAGATGCCTGCAGTGGAAGTGCTGCACAAGACAGGATTCGATTATCTGATAGAAGAGCGGATCAGAGGCGCGTCACCACTATCAGCGCTGAACTGGAAGGCCGTAAAGCTACAAAAGATTTTTCGAGGTCTAAACATGAAGGAAATCCGCGAGATCAGAGACAACGAATACAGCCTGAGCATCATAAAAGAGTACCAATCCGCCAAGAAAATAGGAATGAACATAAGCGTCACAGCTGTAGCGAGAACAATCAATTACAGGACAGGATCGCTCGACAAGTTCATCGAGAGAGTGAAAGACAGCAATCCGGAGAAGTGTCTCAAGTATTTAGATGAGAATGCGGTCAATGCTATAGAGTACCTCGATTATATAAGGCAGTGTGAAGAGCTGCAGCTGGATCTGGACGATAAAAAGATAAGATATCCGAGAATCTTCATAATCGCGCACGCGACAGCCTCCGAGGCCGTCGCTGAGCTCAGAGCGAAGCAGGAAGAAGAGCGGAACAGAGAAAAAATAGAACAATTCAAAGAACGGATAGAAGCAGCATTCCCGGACGGCTACGAATGGCATGGAGACGGATTAGTCATAAGACCCGCACTCCTGCCGAGTGAGCTGAGGCAGGAAGGAAACGCGATGCATCATTGCGTCGCAAGGTACGACGATCATGTTATCAGAGGCGACAGCTTCATCATCTTTATCCGGAAAGAAACCGAACCGGATAAGTCGTTCGTAACGATGGAAGTGTCTCAGGACTTCAAGCAGATGTTTCAGATCCGCGCCAAAGCGAACAGAGACCCTGCTGAAGAGGTCAGGAAGACGGCCGTCATGTGGCTGGCTGAATACAGGAAGAATTACAAGAAGTTAATGAAAGGAAAGGAGACTGCTTGATGGTTAATTTGTACAACGTGTACGTATTCGATGGAGACAATTTCGATATTGCAGAAGAAGTAACCTGCTTCCATGGAATAACTTACGGAGAAATGACGGACAAGGTGATGGCGGCTGTAGAACTTGACTTAGTAGTCGTAATCAAGAAGAGCGAAAGAAAGTTTTTAGAAGACAAGAAGGAGAATACAAATGAGTGAAATCAGAGATATAACAGCCGTGAGAGACGGACAGACAATCATAACAGAGATAAAGACGCTTTACTACCAGGCACAGATCCATGCAATCAACAGCTTCATTCAGATAGGACAGAAGCTTATAGAACTCAAAGAGATGGTACCGCACGGACAGTGGTCGGATTACATAAAAGAAAATCTAGACTGGAACGAAAGAAAAGTACAGAGATTCATGCAGCTGGCCGAGGGTTATTCAGACGGATCGGCGTATGCAAGACTGATTTCAAATCCGTCATTTCTGTCGGATTTGAACATGACCAATGCGCTGGCTCTTCTCGCTATCCCGGAAGACGAGGTCGAAGACTTCGCAGAAACACATGTCAGTGAGGACACCAGTAACAAGGAGCTGGCAGAAGAAATCAAAAAGTACAAAGAAGAAAACACAGAACTGACCGAACAGGTCGCATCGCTGAAAAGAGACATTGAAGAGGCGAAGAACCATGCCGGCTATGTCTCTGAAGAGGAATATAGCAAACTGGAAAAGAAGCTGGAAAAAGCGAAGAACAGTCTGAACAAAGAAAAAACCGAAACAGAAGCAAAGATTGAAGAGGCCCGCCAGTCTGCCATGACAGAAGTCGAGAACAAAGTAAAAGAGCAGATGCAAAAGGAACTTGATTCAGCACAGTCTGAAATCAAGACGCTGAAAGAGCAGATAGAAAAAGAGAAAAGAGCAGCAGACAATTCTTCGAATGAGAAGCTGGTCGAATTCAAGCTTTACTGCGATCAATGGCAAAACAGTTTTGACGATGCTCTTTCGATCGCTAATGAGATACGCGAAGAAGATCCAAAGAAAACAGAAAAGATGCTGGGAGTCATGTCGAGCATTATAGATTACATGACCGAAGCTATGATCAACATTTAAGCTTGCACGCGGGCGGCGACCTCCTTTCTTTAATGATAACGAAAAAAGACAACTAATACGGCACACTATCACTACTAAAAACCTCATACAAAGATTTCTCCTCCAGAGAAAAAATAATGATTGAATTGCTGCGCCGCCCGCTTGCTTATAAAAAAGGACAGAAAATGAAAACACTATTCATAGTAGGACTATTCGCTTACTGCTTCGTTGCGGTATATGCAAATATCAGAAGCGAAAGCTACAAAGGAAAACATAGGAAAAATGGCAAGAGTTAAGAAAAAGATATTTAAGCAATGTCCGCAGTGCGGCAAGGAATTTATGAAGACTGGACAAAGGCAGATCTTCTGTTCCGGAGAATGCCGCCGTAAATACCGCTACAGAGAAAAACGAGATCACAGCAGATCGGGACAAGAATTGATCAAGTGCGAGTGCTGCGGGAAATTGACTGAGAAGAGAGGCCCCAATCAACAGTACTGCCCGGAATGCGCAGATTACATGAAGTATGCAGTTCAGCGTAACACGCAGGAGAACAGAAGGGCCCAGAGGAGCGCGAAGAACAGCTTGAAAGACATATCTACAGGAGTGCTGGATGAGCGCATGGAAGAGTGCCGGGAAAGAGGAATCAGCTACAGTCAGCTCCAGCAGGAGAAGACATGGGAGAAGATCTACAAAGGAGAATTGTAAGGATTAATCAATGACATAAAGCTGGCCGCAACAATACTCATATTAGCAAATTTACTTTCACATAACTTACCTTATACACGTTATACCCAATACGTTGACGATGATAGTCTACGCAGATCCATGCCGCGGCCAGCTTTATATATAAAGAAAGCGAGAAATGACATGAACGAAACGAAAGAAATCATCCAAAATATTTTAAGAATGACAAGTGGTTACAGTCCTTATGAAGTGTTTTCGGACTGGATCAAGTGTTGTTCAATAGCAATCAGTCAATCGGTCACGTTGTTCCCAAAAAGCGAAAAAGAGAAGGAATATGAGAGCACTCTTATGAAATATAACGAAACAGACAGAAAACGGTTTCCAGACATGCTGGCGCTATTATGTCTTGCGTTTGAAAATGAAATGTGGGACGTGCTGGGAGAAATCTTTATGTCACAAGAGCTTGGAAATAGTAAAGCCGGACAGTTTTTTACACCGTTTCATATTTCACAAATGACGGCAGACATGGCAATTGAGCAAATTGAACAAGACGGAAAGTGCATACTTTACGAGCCATCATGCGGAAGTGGGGGGATGATAATAGCAGCGGCAAAAAGGATCAAAGAAAAAGGCTATGACTATCAACGAACAATGGAAGTAGTTGCTCAAGATTTAGACTGGAGATCCGTATATATGACTTATGTGCAACTCAGTTTGCTGGGAATAAACGCGATCGTTGTCCAAGGGGATAGCCTGAGCGGCGAGGCTCTGGCAAACGTAGAGGAAAGCAAAAAGTTGATAACACCGAGAAGGGCGGGATTGCTGATATGAAAGACGAGTTAATTAACAGGATCGTCGATGAACTGTTTGATCTGGCGATAGATCCGCACGAGCTGAGGAATAGATTAGTGTTAATTATGAGAAATTACACAATTACAGAAGCCGAAACAAGTCTTGTTGTCCGAGAAGAAAATGAAAATGAATATCTGATTGACCGCTTTATAATTGCGAAAAAAGTAAAAGGTTGCACGAACAGGACGTTAGAGTTTTACAGAAATGAGTTGAGAAAAATTTTGCTTTTCAAAATCCAAAAAGACGCAAGTGCAATAACAGCTGATGATATTACTCTGTACCTTGCAGAAAGAGAATACCGAGATGGCGTGTCAAGCGTAACATGCGACAATGAACTTCGAGCGCTGAGAACTTTTTTCGCATGGTTGAGAATCGAAGAGATTATAACAAAAAATCCTTGCGAGAAAATCGAGAGAATAAGGCACAAGGGCGAAAAGAAAAAGGCATTTACGGAAATGGAAATTGAAGATTTGCGAGTAGCATGTGGCAATAACAAAGAACGAGCTGTGATTGAAATCTTGTTATCGACTGGCTGTAGAGTGACCGAGCTTGTCAACATCAAAATAAAAGATATTGTGCACGATGAATTGATTGTTCACGGCAAAGGGCAAAAAGACAGGAAGGTGTATCTTTCAGCCAAAGCGCAAAAAAGCATCGAGTTATATATGAACGAGAGAACAGACAAAAATCCGTATCTCTTTCCAAAAATGTTGTCAGCACCCGAACAAGTCAAAGCAAAAAGCAACATCAGAAATGCTTGGAAAGAAAAAAAGAATGTTATGGAAAAAGGGCACATGTCAGCAAGCTCGATCGAGAGCATGGTGCGAAGAATTAAAAAAAGAGCTGGAGTTGAAGAAGCATATCCGCACAAGTTCAGAAGAACGTGCGCAACAATGGCATTGAGACGTGGAATGCCGATTGAATACGTTGCACAAATGCTGGGGCACGAACAATTGTCTACAACGCAAATCTATCTTGATTTGACGGATGATGATTTGAAGAATGCGCACAAAAGATACGTTACCTAAATCAATTACATCATTTATCACGCAAATGACGCAATTAAACAACCGAATGACGTAATTGCACAACTAACCTTAAAGAACCGAAAAATACTCAAAAGATAATCAAAAGTCAACTTTGATAGAGAAAAGTCAACTTAATGTCAACTTTGAGAGAGAAAAGTCAACTTGTAGTTGATATAAGCAAGTGAGAAATTGAAAGGGCAACAACATGAACAGAGATATAAATAAAACGTTGATGGCATTAGTGCCTATATTGCGGATGAATAATGAAAAGGTACGAAAGATAGAAGCGGTCAAAAATTGGCACACGTTTAATGGCAAAGAATACATGAAAGAAGTCGCTGAAATTATCTATGATAATGGTAACAAGATTTATGCAGACATCGAATGTGATAGCAATCTGACAGCAATATATGATGTGATAGCAGTCATTCAGCAGATAAAGCCAAGAAGTGAAGCGATAGAAAGAATAGAACGCAATGTGTATGAATAAAATTGAGAGCAGAAAGTGAGGAATGATAATGAAAATCATAATGACAGAAATCGAAGCAAATGCAGAAGAGTTAAAGAGCTCAAACACTCTTGCAGGTAGCTTTTCGAATATGTTGAGAAGAGCGTTTATGCCAACGGTGCAAGATAGCGAAGAAGATGAGGACGAAAGCGAGGAAGATGAGGACGAAAGCGAGGAATGAACAATGACAAGGCAAGAAGCAATCGAGATATTAAGAGATACGCCAATAGCTATCAACAGCTCAAGAGAGGACGATATACACACGTTATATGCAATGGCACAGAACATGGCAATAGAAGCACTAGAGCAAGAGCCGATGAGAGGGAAGTGGATACCAGTAACAGAGAGCTTACCTGAAGAGGGATTGACTGTTCTAATTTTTACAGAGAGCGGGGACATTGAATTCGGTCAAAGAGACGAAAACAAATGGGAATGGCTCGCAGAATCCATAACAGATTATTGGACGGCAAGCGATTATGTCATAGCATGGCAACCATTGCCAGAACCTTATGAGGAGACAGAACAATGACGATAAAAATACTAATATCCGCTTTGTGCATCATATACGTATATGTAGCGATAAAAACAATTATCAAAATCTATAAAGACACAAAAAGAGCAGACGAAATATTAGAGCAACTAATTATGGAGCTGGTGTGGTCGCAACAAAGACAAGAGAGCATCGAAGCATTAGAGCAAGAGCAGATACTGTGCGAAGACTGCAAGCACTGGTACGAATGGTCAGACGGCACAGGCTCTTGCCATCGCAAGTCGATGTGGACGGGAACAGGCGCAACAGACTATTGCAGCTTCGCCGAAAGGAGAATGAAATAATGTTCAAAACAGCAGCCGCCGTTCTGATCTCGTTGAGCCTGCTGTTCACTCCAGTACAGGACAAGCCGAAGCAGAAGGAGTGGAAGAGCCTGGGAGAGTGCAGGATCACGACCTACTGTCCTTACTGTAACGACGGAGAAGGGCACGAAAGCTCCAGCGGAAAGGAACTGGAATACGGAGACTGCGCATGCAGCTGGCTACCGATCGGAACAACATTAAGTGTAGAGGGAGAGATATTCGTCGTGAGGGATAGATGCGGCACCGAAGCAATAGACATATTCATTGACCATGATGATGGCTATTGCGGGTGCAATATGAACGAATACAGGCAGGTTTCAGTCCTGCAATGAGGAAAACTATAAGCCCGAAAAAAGCGCCGCGACAAGTGGCGTTTCGGGCTTGTATATAGTATTAACAACTGGAGCAAACCATGGTTAGAAGCAAACTGTATATCATGAACGGATACATGGAGATGGAGGTCTTCAACATACCTCCGGACAAAGCCATGAAGAGACAGCGCAGGATCACAGAGACGAGACCGGCACAAAGGAAACTGAACGACAAGAACAGCAGAAAGTATTTTGCAAGGCTGGTCAATTCAAACTTCGTGAGGTCTGATCTTGCGGTAGATCTTACATATGACAATGACCATCTTCCGGAGACAAAGGAAGAAGTATATAGAGACGTTAAGAATTATATAAACCGCTTGAAGAGAGCGAGAGCCAAAGAGGGCCTGCCGCCGATGAAATACATTTACGTGATCAGCAACTGCGATCAGTACGGCAATGAGACCAGATGGCACGTGCACATGTTCGTTGACAAAATGGACAGAGACGTTGTCGAACAGAAGTGGGGCAAAGGATATGTGAACGCTGCAAGGCTTCAGCCGACAGAGACAGGTCTGACAGGCAAGGCCATGTACGTTGCCCGACAGAAGAAGGGAGAGCGGAGCTGGGGAGCCAGCACGAATCTCAAGAAGCCTGAGGCGATAGTGTCTGATCATAAGATAACAAGACGGCAACTGGAGCACATGGCAACAAGACCGGACGACAGACAATTCATTGAACGGCTTATCAATAGCAAGAATTATGAATGGACATTAACAGACTGCATCATAGAGAGAGACGGCAGACAGATTGTAATGGACGGTCTCATACCGAACTCTTTTAATAACGGAATCAGTCTGATGATTAGAGCGAGGAGGAACGATGGAAGAAAAACCGACAAGAGATCAGCTGTCACAAGCTTACTACATCGACAGAGAGATCAAGATCCTGCAATCGATGCTGGAGCGTTCCTCAGCTGACATTAAGGCCCAGCAGATAACAGGGATGCCTCATGCGAACACTAACGTTCCTTCCGATCCGACGGCAGAAGCAGGCATAAAGCTGGCAGACATACGCGCTCAGATAGAGTGTCTACACGAACGTTGCAAAGAAGAGAAGGCAAAGATATGGTCGTTCATTGTCAAGATGGACGACAGCAGGATGAGGCAGATAGTCATGCTGAGATGTATCGAGCTGTTATCCTGGGAAGAAGTTGCAGACAGGATCGGCGGCGGCAATTCAGCAGCGACATGCAAGATGGCCTTCTACCGGGAGTTCGAATAAACTTGTTACTTTTGTTACTCGCCTCCGTGCTATACTGTATTCAGATAAGCACGGCCGCGAGGTACGTGCTTTTGTCATAGGAGAAAGAAAATGGCAACAAGGAAGAATACAAGGCCAGACCGTAACGGCACACACCGCGGTCAGTTCGAGAAGAACAAGAAGAAGATATACATGACGCAGGATGTCTGCGGGATCTGCGGCAGACCGGTGGACAAGAGCATCAAGTATCCTGATCCGCTGTCGAAGTGCATCGACCATATCATTCCCATAAGCAAGGGAGGACATCCGTCAGATATAAGCAACATGCAACTGGCGCACAGAGCTTGCAACAGGAAGAAGGGTGACTCACTTCCGGAAGAGAAGAAGATTACAAGCGACGCAAAGATAGATGAGACGATCAGCAACAGGATACTGCCGCAGAGTATTAACTGGTCGAAGTATATCCCCGGTTAATAAGTACCCCCACTTAAAACAGCACCCCCTATATTTTTTAATACCCCCACTTGTTAACCACCCCCTGCCATGTATCCCCCAGCTCAGACACACCCAGGGCAGACAGGGACAGAGCATGGCAAGGGAACAAGTGGAAGGATAGCACGACACCCGGACATGGGATGCGGTGCAAGAGAACAACAGGAAAAGAAAAAACGAATCGTCAAGAGAGACAATCGGACAGAAGAACCATAGAGGGTGCATATCTGCGCTGAAAAATTTTGAAAAATAAAAGTAATATATATGTTTTTCCGCAGACGGACGGAAAGAAAACAATAATAGTAAATAATGAGGGACGAAAACGGGACAAAACATCAAAAAATATTTTTTAATATTAAAAAATATTATCAAAAGTGGGGGCATACCTCCCCCGGTCCCCCGGCCCGGGACTTCAGCCCCGTCACTGTGAATAAATCTCTATAAAACATTGAAATTTCAACGTTTCGGAAGGTTTCAAAAATGGAAAATTACAAAGGAAAAGACTATCTGAAGAACAAATTGGACAAAAAAAGAGTGAGAGTGAACTTAAGGTACAAGCATTATGAAATGAAGAATCTTGTGCGCGATTTGAATATCTCAACTCCGCCACAGCTGCGCAATTTCATGTCTGTTTTAGGCTGGAATGCGAAAGCTGTGGACTCACTTGCAGACAGAATCGTCTTCAGAGAGTTTGAAAACGATAATTTCAACCTAAATGACATCTTCAATCTCAATAATAAAGACGTTTTATGCGATTCTGCGATTGTCGGAGCACTGATCAGCTCCTGTGACTTCATTTATATCATTCCGAACGGCAACGATATGCCAAAACTGCAGGTTTTGGACGGATCAGATGCGACCGGAGTGATTGATCCGACGACAAATATGCTCATCGAAGGATATGCGGTACTCGAAAGAGACAAATACAATCGCACAACGCTTGAAGCATACTTTGAAAAAGGGAAAACAACGTATTACAAAGTCGGCGAAAAGCCGTATTCGGTGAGTAACGTAGCGCCTTATCCGCTTCTGGTCCCGATAATCTATCGCCCGGACGCAAAAAGACCGTTCGGAAGAGCCAGGATCTCACGTGCGTGCATGTCGATTGCAGGATCAGCAGTAAGAACCATGAAGAGGTCAGAGATTGCAGCTGAATTCTTCAGTTTTCCGCAGAGATATGCGGTCGGAATGTCGGAAGACGCAGAACCGATGGAGAAATGGAAAGCTGCAATGTCCAGCTTTATAGAGATAACGAAGGATGAAGAAGGAGACAAGCCTACAGTTGGTCAGTTCCAGCAGCAGGCCATGACTCCGCACACAGAGCAGTTAAAGATGTTCGCATCAGCGTTCGCGGGCGAAACTGGTCTGACGATGGATGATCTAGGTTTTGCGACAGACAATCCCTCATCAGCAGAAGCGATAAAGGCGAGTCATGAGTCGCTCAGATTGACCGCGAGAAAGGCTCAGAGGACCTTTGGAACAGGTTTCCTAAACGCAGGATATCTTGCAGCATGCCTGCGAGACGGAACTGCATACAAGCGCTCCGAGCTATACAAAACAATCCCGAAGTGGGAACCAATCTTCGAGCCGGACGCATCGATGCTGACAGCTCTGGGCGACGGTCTCATTAAGATCAATCAAGCTGTGCCGGGTTTCCTGAGCGCAGCAAACCTGCAGGATCTTACTGGAATAGTTCCTGCGACACAGACCGATAATAACGACCTTGCAAAGCAGATGCTTGATACTATTTTCGGTGCTGAAGGAGAAAACGAATGATAGATATCGCTCCGGAAATGAAGAAAAAAGTGCTGGACGAATTCAGACACAACATACGGACAAACAAGGAATTATTGTCGCTATATCAAAAGGCATCGAGCGGCACAATCACCTATCCGGAGGCCAGCAGATTCGGAGAACTGACTGGAGACGCACTGGCAAAAGCATTCAAAACGATAAGCGGAACAGACCTGCCGGATGGGAAGATGTACTACAACATAGCACAGAGAGTCGTAGGAGAGCCGATGAGTCAGCTTGATGCGATGGTGTCATATGTGGCGAATAAAGCAACAGAGGCAGTAAATTCCGCAGCTGGTTTGAACATAAAAGTGATTCAGCCGATGAACAGGCAGGATAAGATAGCAGGAATCGTCAACAGGCTGGCATCAGAAGACAGTTTTGAAGAAGTCAAATGGATTCTGGACGAGCCGATCAGAGTGTTCAGCATGAGCGCAGTAGACGATTCGATAAAAGCGAATGCAGAATTCGCGGGCGCTGCCGGAGTCACAGCAAAGATTATAAGAGTCTCAGAAGCAAATTGCTGTCCATGGTGCTCGGAACTGGATGGTGAATATGAATATCCGGATGTTCCGGAGGATGTATACCGAAGGCATGATAATTGCAGATGCACAGTAGACTATTATCCGGGCGACGGTTGGAAACAAAACGTGCACAGTAAGGAGTGGTCGTGATGATTATTGATCACACTCACCCGATGTACAGAGTTAAGCTGGATGATTTAGGGACTGACAGGTACAACGGAGCATACTACTATAGCGAAGAAATAGTGAACAACATAATTCCGAAGATAAAGACCGACAGGAACTGGATCACGGTAAACGTATACGGGCACGGCTGTGATCATGCGATAGTCTTCATTCACAACAATCTGAATCCGCAGAATTATGACTGGCTGACGCAGTACAGAGATTTGATACTCGTCTGCGGCATCGAAGAAACCTGTAAAAAAGTAAGACACCTCGGCAGAACTATATACCTGCCGTTATCGATAGATACAGAGTATGTGAGGCAGTTCAGACTGCCGAAAGAGGAAAGAAGCGGGATAGCTTATGCAGGCCGTCCGGGAAAGAGAAGAGAATACGACTTCCCGGAAGAGACGGTATTCCTGGAAGGGCTCCCAAGGGAGCGGCTGTTGCAGGAGATGGCGCGCTTCGAAAGCATCTTCGCAGTAGGAAGAACAGCTATTGAGGCGAAGTGCCTAGGCTGCAAGCTGAAGGCCTACGATGAGAGATTTCCGATGGTCAGCAGATGGAAGGTCTTTGACAACAAGAAAGCGGCAAAGATGCTGCAGGAAAAACTAGACGAGATAGAATAGGAGGGCAAGCATGGCTGAGCCTAAGGTTGGGTCCCAGACTCCAACCAGGTCGATAGTTAAGCCATATAAAAAGACCGATGGTCAGTTAGCGATAGATCTATATAAGACTACCGGCAGAGACAGCATGGAGTGGCAGCAGTTACTCCAGTTTGACATGCTTGCAAGAAACAAAGACGGCCTGTGGACTCACACGAAGTTCGGTTATTCCGTTCCGAGACGAAACGGCAAGAATGAAGTAGTAGCCATGAGAGAGCTCTACGGCCTTGTGAGGCTGCATGAGAGGATATTGCACACAGCTCACAGGACAACCACTTCACACAGCGCCTGGGAGCGCCTGTGTAATCTCTTGTCTGATGCAGGAATTGAATATAAGTCATATAAGCAATTCGGCTTTGAATCCATATTTGTGGAAGGCGGCGGAGTGATCAATTTCCGTACCAGGAGTTCAAAAGGAGGCCTGGGCGAAGGATATGACCTTCTTGTAATCGACGAAGCGCAGGAGTATACAGACGATCAAGAATCCGCGCTTAAGTACGTTGTGACGGACAGTAAGAACGGGCAGACAATTATGTGCGGTACTCCTCCTACAGCAGTAAGTTCCGGAACAGTATTCACAAAATACAGAAAGAACACGCTTAACGGAGAAGGAGCGAATGCGGGATGGGCTGAGTGGTCCGTCGACGAGATGTCCGATCCGCACGAAAAGAAGCTGTGGTATCAGGCAAATCCGTCACTCGGAGTGATCTTCCATGAGAGAGATATCCTCGACGAGATAGGCGAAGACACAACCGATTTCAACATCCAAAGGCTGGGCCTCTGGATAGGATATAACCAGAAGTCAGCGATCAGTGAAGCTGAATGGATGGAGCTGGCAGTGGAGGAGCTGCCGGAGCTGAAAGGAAAGCTCTATGTCGGAATAAAATTCGGCAATGACGGAGCGAACGTAGCTGTCGGCATAGCGGTCAAAACGGCCAGCGGCAAGACATTTGTCGAGGCTGTGGACTGCCAGTCGATTCAGAACGGCACAGGCTGGCTGCTGAGATTCCTTAAGTCGGCAGACATAGCAAAGATAGTAATAGACGGCGCAAACGGGCAGGATCTTCTTGCTAAGGAAATGAAAGATGCAAAGATAAAGCCTGCTCCGATCCTGCCGAAGGTCAAAGAGATAATAATGGCGAACGCTCAGTTTGAGCAGGCTGTTTTTCAGAAAACGATCTGTCATAAAGCGCAGCCATCACTTGTGCAGATTGTAAGCAACTGCGAAAAACGAAATATAGGAAGTAACGGAGGATTCGGCTACAAGAGCCAGAAGGCCGAAGTAGAAGTGGCGCTGATGGATTCTGTGATCCTCGCGCACTGGATCTGCACAACATCAAAAGAACGACGAAAGCAGAAAGTAAGAGTCTAAATAGCAACGATTAAACAGGCAACTCAATTCGGAGTTGTCTTTTTAGTACATTTACGCAACTGTGCGGAAAAACAGGAAGGAGTTATACATGAGTTTCCAAGAAATTAAAACACAGGAAGAATTTGACGAAGCGATCAAAGAGAGATTGGCAAGAGAGCGGGAAAAGTACTCGAAAGAAATCGACAAGCTCACGGAAGAGATCAAAGAGAAAGACGAGACATTATCCAATCTGCAGAAAGCGAATTCAGAACTTGAAGAAAAGAACAAGGACCTGAGCGAGAAGCAGACAGCTCACGAAGCCGAACTAAAAGAGCGCGACGACAAGATCAAGGGCTACGAGACCACCTCGGCAAAAATGAGAATCGCCCGTGCAGCAGGTATTCCTGAGGAGCTGGCATCAAGATTGTCAGGCGACGATGAAGAGGCAATGAAAAAGGACGCAGAATCATTAGCGGCGCTGTTCAAGGCAGCAGATCCGGAGCCACAGTCGCCTATGGGCAAGACGGAACCGGCAGGAAACGATAACAAACAAGATGCAAAAGACGCAGCGTTCAAGTCGATGCTGCAGAATATGGAAGGAGACGAATAATGGGAGATATATTAGCTAGAGGAACAATGTTCCCGCAGGAACTGGTTACAGACATGTTCAACAAAGTAAAAGGCAGCTCATCGATCGCGAATCTTTGCGGAGCTACGCCGATTCCGTTCAACGGACTCAAAGAATTCACATTCACAATGGATAAGGAAGTAGACCTTGTAGCTGAAAATGGAGCAAAGAGCAAGGGCGGAGTAACAGTTGAGCCGACAACGATCGTTCCGGTCAAAATCGAATACGGTGCAAGAGTCAGTGACGAATTCAAGTACGGCTCGGAAGAAGTGAAGCTTGATTATCTCAGGAGCTTCTCAGAAGGCTTTGCAAAGAAAGCTGCCAGAGGCTTTGATATTATGGCCATGCACGGTGTCAATCCGAGATCAGGCCTGGCATCCGCGCTGATTGGCAATAACTGCTTTATCAAAAAGGTCACACAAAAAGTCACACAGACAACTAATACAGCTGATGAAGATGTAGAAGATGCAATCGCACTGGTAACGGGCAGCGAAGAGGATGTCAACGGCATGACAATGGCACCTGCGTTCAAGTCAGCCCTCGCAGCTCTGAAAGACCTGGACGGCAGAAAGCTCTATCCGGAACTGGCATGGGGTTCTGCTCCTGGCGTGATCAACGGACTGAAAGTTGAATCGAACAGCACTGTAAGCTTCAATCAGAGCACATTGAAGGCAATCGTCGGTGATTTCGACAACTGCTTCAAGTGGGGCTACGCAAAAGAAATCCCGCTGGAAGTCATTGAATATGGTAATCCTGACAATGATGCCGAACTCGGAGACCTGAAAGGACACAACCAGGTTTATCTGAGAGCTGAAGCTTACATCGGATGGGGAATCATCGTACCTGAAGCATTCGCAATAATCAAAGCCGCAGGAGAGAGCGAGTAAGGAGAGCTTATGAAGATCTACCGCAATATAATCACGGGCAGCACCATCGAGACGGATGGTGCTCTGTCCGGCAAGAATTGGGAACTGGTCGAGACCAAGAAAAAGAAAAGAAGGTCTGCACCGAAGAAAAAGCAGACAGAGACCAAAGAGCCTGAAAAGGCCGAAGAAGTAACCGAAGTAAAAGGAGAAGAGTGATGGAGAATTTCGCAACGATAGAAGACCTTGAACTGCTCTGGAGACCGCTCAAGCCGAGTGAAGAGGAAAGAGCCGATTCGCTTCTTGAAGTGGTATCGGCTTCATTGAGGAGCGAAGCAATCAAGAGAGGAAAAGACCTGGATAAGATGATCGCAGACAATGAGAGTCTTGCCATAGTCGCAAAATCAGTGACGGTCGATGTCGTTGCGCGTACTCTCATGACATCCACGGATCAGGAGCCGATGGCGCAGATGAGTGAGTCTGCCCTCGGCTATTCTGTCAGTGGTACTTTTCTTGTACCTGGCGGCGGACTATTCATTAAGAAGTCGGAGCTGGCCAGACTCGGACTCAGAAGACAAAGATATGGAGTGATTGATTTCTATGACAATGATCAAGGGAATAACGATTAAGCTTTGGGACAAGGTCCAGACGGGCGAAGACGGATTCGGAGATCCTGTCTATGAGGAGAAGGCCGTAGATATCGACAACGTACTTGTGGGCGAACCAGCTACAAGTGACGCTGTCGATATTTTGAATCTGACCGGAAAAAGATTAGCTTATACTCTCGCGATTCCTAAAGGGGACACACATGAATGGGAGAATAAGCGAGTTTCATTTTTCGGCGAGGATTTCAGGACGATCGGCAAGCCCACACAGGGGATCGAAGAGAATATCCCGCTCGATTGGAATAAGAAAGTACTGGTGGAACGTTATGAATAACATGAAATTCGTTCTGGACAGAAAAGGAGTAGGTGAGCTGCTCAAATCCGACGAACTGACATCCGTTCTTGAGGGCTACGCGCGGAATATCAGCGCCCGCGCAGGCGATGATTATGAGGCGAAGACAATGCCTACCCGTGTTATCGTGCGCCCGAAAAACGAAAACGGCGAAAAGGATAATGCAGAGAATAACACGCTGCTTAAATCTATGAGGTGATATGCATGATTGAAAAGATAATTCTTGATTACATGAAAGAGCACGCATCTGTGCCAGCTCATATGCAAAGACCGGAGTCTCCGGAAGATGCTTATATCCTCATCGAAAAAGCAGGAGCAGGCAGAGACAATCATGTTGACTCATCAACTATTGCCATCCAGTCCTACGCAAAATCACTCTATGAAGCTGCAGCGCTCAATGAAGAGGTCAAAGAGCTTATGGAAAGCATTCTCGAACTCGACGAGATAAGCAGTGTGCAGCTTAATTCAGACTATAACTTTACAGAACCGGCCCGGAAGCAGTACCGCTACCAGGCCGTATTTGATGTTACGCATTATTAAATCCGTCATATTTGTCGGATTTGAGAAAAGGAGGGAATAAAATGCCTAATGCTAAAAACGTATCTACAGGCAAGCCTAAAATAACAGGAGCGATATTCGCGGCACCTGTCGGGACAACGCTGCCGACGAGTGCCCTGTCAGAGCTCGACAGCGCCTTCAAGGAGCTCGGCTACACATCAGACGATGGCTTCACCATGAACATGACAAAGGAGTCAACTGACATCAAAGCGTGGGGCAATGACATCGTCCTGTCGCCGCAGACTGAATACAGCGACGGCATGTCAATGAAGCTGATCGAGGTATTGAACATCAACACGCTGGAAGTGGTATACGGCGAAGATAATGTCAGCGGCGACCTCGACACAGGCCTGACAGTTAGAGCTAATTCAAAAGAGGCCGATAATTACAGCTGGGTCGTTGATATCATTATGAATGGCAACACGCTGAAGAGGATCGTCGTGCCGATCGCGAAGCTGAAAGAGATGAGCGAGATCACATATAAGGATGATGAGGCTGTGGGATTCGATTGCACGTTCCAGGCTTATCCTTATGAGGATTACGATGGAGACACTCACAGAGAATTCATGCAGAAGACCAGCGGGACAGTAAGTGAATAACAGGAGGTAATTCATGGCTGAGGTAAAAGTCAAACTGGACAACGGTTTCGAGTGCGTCGTGAACGACGATGTCTTTGACGACATGGAGCTCGTCGAAGACCTTGCAGAAACAGAAGTAAATCCACTTAAGTTCAAGGATGTTCTTAACAGAGTTCTCGGAGTAAATCAGAAGAAGGCTCTGTATGATGCGGTAAGAGACCCGAAGAGCGGCAGAGTGCCCATCTCTGATGTGTCTGATTCGTTATTCGAGATAATGGAAAAAGTGGGTGAATCCGGAAAAAATTCCTGACCCTGGTCGGCCTGTTAGCTACTGATCGAAGCAATCTCGTATGTGACTTAGCCGAAACATACGGGATTTTAGATTACAGAAGTGTTCCGGGCAAACTACTCGGAACACTTGTGGCTGGGCTAGGTGATGATTCAAGAGTCGGACGAAAAGTATTAGGAGTGACGGGCACGACGGATCAGCTGCTATTAGCTGAACTGATAGACTCTGTCAATCTCCTGATTTACGCTCTGTCCGGAGGCGAAAAGCCGAAATCTAAATTTGATCAATTCATTATTGATTCAGAAAAGGAAGAAAAAGAAGAAAAAACAGGCGGTTTTGACACAGGCGAAGAATTCATGAAGCGCCGTGCGGAACTGCTGAAAGGACAATAAAATGGCAGGAACAGAACTGGGAAAAGCCTATGTGCAGATAGTTCCATCTGCGAAGGGGATATCGGGATCGATACAGAAAGCGATATCGCCTGAGGCAGACGCGGCAGGTCTGACAGCTGGAAAGAAGATAAGCGGATCTATTGGAGCGTCCGTGCAGAATATAGGTAAAGGTATGATGAAAGCCGGGGCAATAGCCACGGCTGTTTCTGTGCCTATTATAGCAGGGATCAAGAAAGCTATGGACGCTTATCAGGTCCAGAGTGCTGCCGAAACTAAGCTGACAGAAATTTATAAGACCCGCATGGGAGCAACGAAGAAAGCGGCGGCAGAGACAATTAAGCTTGCAGGCGCTTTGCAGAAGCAGGGAGTAGTCGGTGATGAGGTCGCGCTCTCCGGAGCACAGCAGCTTGCCACATTCGCAAAATATCCTGGCACCGTCAATGCACTCATGCCCGCAATGGAGAACCTACTTGTCCAGCAAAAAGGACTTAACGGGACTACAGAAGACGCGACGAACATCGCAAATCTCATGGGTAAGGTCATGAATGGTCAGGTCGGTGCGCTGAAGAGGGTCGGCATCAGCTTTACTGCGGCAGAAGAGAAAGTGCTGAAGTACGGCACAGAGCAGGAAAGAGCTGCAATGCTCTCTAAGGTTATCACGAATAATGTAGGCGAGATGAACAAAGCGATGCTGGCTACTCCGGAAGGGAAAATCCAGCAGATGAAGAATTCGCTCGGAGACCTGGCGGAGCAGCTGGGCGCAGCTCTTGCACCGGCTATTGCTAATATAGCGCAATTCGTGAGCGAGAAGATTATTCCGAAGGTCGAGCAGTTCATGAACTTCCTGCAGTCAAATCCTGCTATCGGTAAGGTGGTAGTCGGAATAACAAGCGTGCTTGCAGTGGCAGGTCCGCTTATGACTACCGTAGGCGGCCTCATGTCAAAGATAGGTTCACTCAAGACGATAATCGGAACGATAACAGGCCCGATCGGGCTGATCGTCGGCGGATTTACGCTTCTTTATACGAAGAGCGAAAGCTTCAGAAAAGCTGTCAACGGTCTTGTCGGCTCTATCGGCAAGTCGCTCAAGCCTGTTCTGGCAGCTATCAGCAGCGCAATGAAGCAGATCGCTCCGGTGATCGGCAAGATAATCGAGACCATAGCGAGTGCGCTGATACCTATCATCAATGCACTGGCTCCGGTGATCAAAGCAATCATCGGAATAGTGGCCTCGATAGCGAAGGCCGTCATTCCTGTTCTTGTAGCTGCGATCAAGAAGATTGCTCCTATCATTCAGGGCGTGGTTCGCGTCGTAGGCCCGATGATAGAGACACTTTTCAAAGTGTTCTCTAAAGTCTTCAATGCCATTGCGAAGGTAGCAGGCCCGGTCTTCAAGAAAGTATATGACTTTATCGCGACGCCTATAAAGAAAGCGAAGAGCGTTATCTCCAGCGCTGTCACTGCAATAAAGAATTTCCTTAAGTTCACCGGAATCGGCAAGACCGTAGAAAAGATTTTCAATACGGTTCGCGACAAAATATGGAAGCCGATCAAGACTGCGAAAGAAAAAATCAGCGATATTATCGACAAGGTCAAAAAATTCTTCCCGATCAACGTCAAGAAGCTGATAACCTTCACGCTTCCGAAAATCGGTCAGAAGTACAAGGAGACCAAAGCGAAAAAAGGCGGAAGTCTCGGACAGTATTCATGGCATGTTGTAGGTGTAACGAAGTACGCAAAAGGCGGCATCTTCGCGAATCCGACACTGCTGCCGGGACTTGACGGCTCAAGGAATCTTGTGGGCGAAGCAGGCCCTGAAGCTGTGCTGCCGCTGAATACGTTCTGGAAAGAGCTTGGAAATGCGATGAAGAATAACTCAAATGGCGATATAAATATAAATCTGAATTACGATGCATCCAGTGATGCTTCGGAACTTCTCAGAGACATTGCGAGAGGAGTGAAGAGGTATCGCATGGCAGGAGTGATGTAAAATGGCTTCATACAATTACAAAGGAACCAAAATAACGGGCACCAGTACAAAGGCAAAGGTGTTCAAAAAATCAAAGATAAAAAAGGCGAAGAAGAATCAGACCTATCTGAACAAGTCTACAGGCCATGTGTACAAATGCACTCACGGTGGAAAGCCATCAGAGGCGAAGTGGAAGTATACAAGGACTGACATAGTCGCTAAGCCGAGCCTTGCAGTGCAGGGTCTGGGCGCACCGACAAGAAACGGTACGAAAATGAATGCCGCTTGGAACATCCCTGCTGACCTTATCAGCAATAAAAAGGGAGACCGTGCGACAGGCTACAATATATACTGGTATCTTGGCATTCCGGGCAATGATCCGAGCAAAGTGCTCCAGGTCGCAAGTGCAGGCACAAAGACAAGTCAGGTAGACCTGAATAATTTCTGGGTAGGAAGAACGAAGTATGATCGCGAATCATTCTACCCGAACACGAAGAATAAACTGTCTTACGTAAGTGTGAAAGTAGCTCCGAAAAACGCAAAAGGTGAAGGCGGAAAACCGACGACAGCGACGAGGAACTTCGAGATTCCGCGCGTCCCGACGATTTCAGGCTTTACATTCAATAACGAGACAGGCGTTATCTCTGTAACGATAACCACAGATCCGGGTAACGACTATAAAGAGCGCTACGACACAAAGTACAAGATGACAGTCACTGACACCAGACAGAACAAGACCTGGGCGCAGATCGACGATAAGTCGACTAATACAAGCATCACTCTTTCCTACAACATAAGGAATTATCAGGAATTAACGTGGGACGATTATGTCAAAGTAACCGTCACAGCTTATGCGAGAGGCTACGCAGGAGCTTCAGCGACAGCCTCAAAGACAGCTTATGTAAGCTTCCCGCAGAAAACGACGATAGAAGATGTAGCGGTTACAGGCAAGACCGGACAGGACAAGTGCACTGTGCTTATCAAAACGAACAGCACTACAGAGCATCCTGTTGACAGAGTGCGTCTTGAATATCTTGCAAACTGTATCTACGACACGGCTGAGTCTATTCCTTCCGGAGAGAGCTGGACAGAGTCTGACATTATCGACGATGCCAGCTGCACAGCTATGTCCATTTCTGTCAGTAATCTGATACCGGAAAGAGGTCACTATACGTGGGTCAGAGTGGTAAGCTGGCACTATAATGAGAACGTGCTGTACAGAGTCTCGGATTATATGCGAGTGACCGAACTGGAGACTCCGGCGGCCACAGCTGCAGACGATGAGATAACGATCCTGTCAGCCTCACCCGGTGAAGACGGCAGATCCATCATCGTGGAGCTGGGCTGGAATGCAGATGGTGAAGATGATTCAGACGGAACAGAGCTGTCGTGGGCTGATGAAGAGGACACCTGGAAATCCACAAGGACACCTGACAGCTTCATGTTCGAGTGGTCAGACGGCCCGGTCACAGTAGGTCAGATCACTTATCAGGACAGTGCAACGATCACAATCAAAGACCTGCAGGAAGGGACGAGGTACTTTATCAGAGCAAGAAGGTACATGGAAGGAGAGACAACAGAATACTCGCCTTATTCTAATACTTCGACGGCGATAACAAGCGAGACTCCTGAGACCATCGTTGCAACATGTGACAGATATGTGGCTAAAGGGCACTCGCTGGCTATCTACTGGACATTCTCCGGAAACGGAGTGCAGAAAGAGTGGCAGGTCGTAGCCGAAGACGGCACAGTAATTGCAAACGGCGACGATAGCATGACCACTACGCAGATCAGCTCCAGCAGGCTCGAATCACTAGTGACGGATAACAGTTTGTCGTTCACGGTGCAAGCATCAACAGGCGGCAATTTCGTTGTCTCCGATATGCAGACAGTGACAATAGTAGATAATCCTGAACTAGACATAACAGGCAGCTCACTCGTTCACGTGCATGAAGAGGCTGAACGAGAATTCAGCGGAGAAATTGTCACGTTCGAGCCAGATTCGAATGAGACGATAAAATCACTCACCGCCACCATCGTCCCCCAGCAAAGCGGTTCGGGAACACCGTCGCCAGAAAATGTGAGGGAGATCAGCGGATGGGAGAGTGTGAGTGTTGATGTGAGCGGGAAGAATCTGTTTGATAAGGATAATGCTCAAGTTATAAACGCATATATTGCCAACGGGCTTATTAACGGTGGCAGTGCGTTCAAGAGCATTTATATTCCTTGCAAGCCGAATACAATCTATACCATTTCGGCAGGCACTTACACAAGACCTGCGGGATTGCTTTATACGGACGAATTGCCAACCGTGGGCGTTTCTGTCTATGGGGATACCACTACAAAAACAGTAACCACAGGGGCAAACGCAATGTATTTAGTTGCGTATGTTTATAACTCAAACGTTGACACCTACACGTTACAAGATGTATTAAACGCAATTCAAATCGAACTCGGCACAACCGCCACCTCCTACGAGCCGTATGACGGTCAGACCATCACCACCACACTCCCCACCACAGTATACGGTGGGACGGTTGATGTTGTGAGGGGGACGCTGACGGTTGATAAAGGCTTTGTCACTTTCGATGGTTCGAGCGATGAACTGTATGTCGCTGGCTCGTATGGTATGGCGTTTAGGGCATATCTGCCGAGCGACCTCAAACCGACAACCAATAGCAGAGAGTTAGCGGGTCTTGTGTCGAATCAAATGACAGAAGTCACGCAGGCTTCGACATGGGGAACAGTCGGAACGGGCGCATTGATTGCGAATACGAATCAATTATATTTCAAACTCGCAAACGACTTGACGGATATTTCAGAGTTACGGACATACCTCGCAAGCAATCCTGTGCAGATAGTCTACCCACTTGCAGAACCGCAAACCTACACTCTCACCCCACAGACTATCAACACGCTTGCTGGCGTGAATAATGTGTGGGCGGAGAGTGGGGCAGTATATGTCAAATTATCTGAAACCACCAAAGACGAAGACCAGCTACAGACGAACAACCTGTCACTCGAATTCACATCTAACAGATTGTGCGACTTGATCGTAATCGTAACAAGTCAGGGCGCAGTCGGACAGTTCCCTGCAGGCATCAGACGGCAGACTGCCGGCGACACGATACACAGCGCAGTGTATAGTCCCGAATGGACAGAGGATAATGATGTCTTCACAGCATCGATCAACCTGCCGACAGGTCTCGATTTCTGGGATCTTGGAAGATACACAGTATCTGTTGTCGCGATCGACAGGGAAACAGGCCTGCGGTCAGCAGAGACAACTGCATCGTTTGCGGTGGCCTGGGCGAAGCAGGCTGTGGACATCCATGCGACAACTACTTATGCTCTCTCAACGGACACGGCAGTAGATGAAGACAAGACCTATTATACCTACGACAGCACGACAGAATCTTATCTGCCTGTCGAAGATCCTGTCGGCGATGAAGATCCATCTGAAGAGGGATGGTATGAAGCGACGGTGACTAATTACATCACTCTGACACCGATAGACGAGATAGACGACACCGGATATCACAGACAGGCTGTGCAGATAGCACTCATACCGCCTCCGGGCGCAGAAGAAACAGACCTGTACGACATCTACAGGCTGACAGGAGACGGAGCTGTTCTGATTGGTGAGAGTTTCCCGCTCACTTGTACGACAACGGACGAATACGCTCCGTTCGGAGAAGACATGACGCTGAATTACAGGGTGGCGCTCCGGACAATCGACGGCGATGTCTCTTTTGCCGACTTCGAATACGTACAGGACAGCAGTCACCTGAGATTCGATTGGGCGACAGGTTTCGTCGAGTATCCGTACAACTTGTCAATCGGAGACTCATACAAGAAGGATGTAGAATTCAGATCACACCTAGATGGCGGGATAGACGGTTACTGGAATCAGAACATCGAGCGGCAGGCGAAACTGAGCACAGACCTTATCTGGATCGAGCAGCAGGATGTCATAGACAAGACAAGAGAGCTGGCCAGATATGCAGGCCCGGTCTACGTGAGGACACCTGAGGGCACAGCTTACGAAGCCGATGTGCAGGTCACAGACATGTCAGGCACAGACAACATAATCATGGCCGTGGCTATCGATGCGACCGAAGTGGATGTGACAGCTGAATTCTTACTGCCTACGCCATACAGAAAAGAAGAGGAGAGTGAATAATGGACTGGAGACAATCATATGCAGCACGATGGAAGGTCTTCCGGGTCAATCGCTCGACTTGGGCCGATGCGGAAGAATTAAAGAGCATAGACAAAGCAAGCGTATCAAGCACAGCTGACGGAAGCCTGCTCGAATCGGGAAGCATGGAGCTGAGCGGAGAATTCACAAGCGATTATTACAGGATCGTCATGGTAGCAGAGCAAGGCGGAGAGGTCACAAGAGTAGATGTGGCCACTCTGCTTTTTGATGTTACAGGCGGCACGATAAATTACGGCAGAACCGTTCACGATGTGGACGGATTTTCGGTGCTTTATCCTGCATCGAAAACTACTATACTGGCGGGCGAATTCGCTCCGAAAGGAGTGGACGGAGCCGAGTATGCTGCAGAGCTTCTGCGCAATGCGGTGAATGCTCCGGTATCCGTCGAAGGGTCTTTCACCCTTAATGACTATCTTGTCCATGACATAGGCTCTTCCGTGCTGGAAGCAGTGTGGAATGTGCTAGAAGCTGGCAATTTCGTCATGCAGATAGACGGGCGAGGAGTGATCCACATAAGACCGATGCCGACAGATCCGTCACTGATAATAGACAATTCCTCGCTCGGAATAATGATGAGCGAGATTTCTTTTTCGACGGATATAAGCGATGTGCCGAATCGCTACATCGTGATAGTGGACAACAACAAGACTATAGCTGTCAACAATGATCCGGAAAGCGTGATTTCCATCGCACGAAGAGGCTACTGCGTGGATCATGTAGACGAATCTCCGACGGCAATCAATGGCGAGACTCTTAGTGCTTACGCTAACAGGCGGCTGCGAGAGCTTAGCGTCGAGAAAGAAGAGAAAACGTACACAAGAGAGTATGCGGCAGATGTGCATCTCTATTCAATAGTCAGAGCTTCGATCGACGGCATGACAGGCGACTACCGCATCAATTCTCAGACAGTTGAGTGCGGGAAGGGAATCACTGTTCAAGAGAAAGCAGTAAAGGAAGTGCCATTATGGTAGAGCAGAAAATACTTGAAGAATTCGTATCAGAATTAAAGCCGGAGACAAAAGAAAAAAACAAGACATACAGTGCTATTGTCTCAAAGGTAGATAAAGAAGGAACTGTCTGGGTAAGAGTCGCAGGCAGTGACAAAGACACGCCGACCGCACTCGTCGGAGCTGAGGTCAAGAAGGGCGACGCGGTCAATGTCGAATGGCGAAATAACAAACTGTACATCGCGAGCAATTACAGCAATCCAGCTGCAGGAGTGGTGAGAGTAGAAGCTGTTGAACAGGCTGCCCAGCTCGCTAATGAGGCTGCGAATAATGCCGTCTTAGATGCAGGCAGAGCTAAAGAGGCGGCAGACAGTGCGGAAGCATCTGCATGGCAGGCACAGACAAGCGCAGAAAATGCGGGCGAGTATGCTGCGAGAGCACTCGGAAACCTGTCGACCGTTCAGAGCGTGACAGAGACGCTTAACTGGATAACGGCTCACGGCACCATGACGATCACGACAGACACAGCGCTCGACCCGACACACGTCTACTTCGTGAGAGACAATAACGGAGACTACGAAGTCGGCAACTATCACTATTCGGTAGTTACGGAACCGAAGCTGGAAGACATCTCGACTTACTACGTGCTGAGCATTGACGAAAGCCTTAATAACTATGTGGCTACTCATCTTGCCGTAGATGGGGAAGGGCTTTGGGTTTTACCTGACGCTAACGGATATAAAGTGCTGATTGCTACGGGCGCAGGTTCAACATATACGGCAGCAGGAACGTATATTGTGGATTCGAACGGCGATACGGGGGCGTGTTTCGGAACGACAGCCCAAATCGGGAAAGACGGAGAGACACGAGCAGAAATAGACTATCGTTCATTACAATTAATAGATGGGAGCAAGAACCCAAACGTTGTGTATTTCCATGTATCTAATATACTTGATTCCGAAGGGAAACTTACGGAAACTTTTACAGCAGATGGAACACGTAAAAGATTTAACTTGTCTCAAGTTCCAGTAGAAAATGAAACTACGGTGAAAGTTGATGATGTTGCGATAACAAGCGGAGTAGAGGTATATAGTCCAGCTATGGCCGTATTTTTTGATGAAGCGCCAGCAAGTGGATCTGTAATAACTGTTATTTACACGCCAGACCCTGAATATAGGGACGCTAAATGGTTATATGCCTATACATTCGGAACAAGGCGTTCAGAATCATGGCTTGGTTCTTTAAGTGTTTCAGAAGGGTATAGTAACGCTGCAACAGCATTTTGCTCGCATGCTGAGGGTTATGATACACTTTCAGATTCTGAGTACTGTCACTCCGAAGGTCAGTCAACTAAAGCCATCAGTTCGGCTGCGCATGCAGAAGGATACAAATCAGAAGGACGAGGACAGTATTCGCATGCACAGAATTGTTGGACGCTTGCAGAAACGTATGCTCAAACGGCTCTAGGAAAATACAATGTAAAGGATAGTGATGGCACTTATGCTGTAATTGTCGGCAACGGAACTGCCGATGATGCACGCTCAAACGCTCTCACAGTAACTTGGGACGGCAACGTTGAACTCGCACTCGACACGACAGCAGCCAGCGGAACGACAGACGGAGACTTGTACGCTGCCATTACTGCTCTCGGCTGGCAGAGCGATGTGATTGTTTAGGAGGTGGTTGGATGCTAAGTGTAAAGAAACTATTAATCAAACTGCTTGAGGCTCTGGTAGTGCAGACGAGCGGGGATTGGAGCTATGTGAAGCTCGGCAAGCTGTTCGTCGGTATGCACTCAACGACAGCTACACTGGCAATAACAAGTGCTTCGGGATCTGTATACCAATCAGGGGCTGGGACAATCTCATTTCCGGAGACGCTCACGAGCCAGTGCACGAGCGTGACTATTCAGACAGACAGCTACACTGTGTGGACGAGCATAACTGGATCGAGCAATAGTCAGGTGCAGTACAGGGCTATGTCAGCCGGATCTCGTTCCAGTGCTAATTACAACATCAGAGCGATAACAATCGGGAAACTACAATAGAGGTGATAAAAATGAGAATAAACATTCACGCGGGACATACGAAACAGTCAGGTAATGCTCCGGGAGCATCAGGCCTTGTTCACGAATCAGTGGAAGATAGAAAGATTGCGAATGAAGTGATCAGATTGCTGAAGGGCAGAGGGCATAAAGTGTATAAGTGCACTGCCAACGGATCAAGCGCAAGAGACAATCTGCAGAGGATAGTTAAGAAGTGCAACAAGCACAAGGTAGATCTTGATGTATCCATCCACTTGAATTGCTACAAGGGCACAGCGCATGGAACAGAGACACTTGTTTATTCCGACAGCAGCAAGGCTAAGCCTTACGCAAGGAGAATAGATGCAAATCTGGCGGCGCTGGGCTTTAAGGATAGAGGAGTGAAGGTGCGCTCTGATCTGTACGTGCTTCACTGGACTAATGCCCCGGCATTGCTCATCGAAACGTTCTTCTGCGACAACAAGACGGACTGCTTTTTGTACAAGAAGTTAGGTTATAAGAAAATCGCTAAGGCGATCGCTGACGGGATAGCGCCCAAAAAATAGAGGATACAATAATGAATTATAGTGGGACAGAAATAATTAGCGTAATACTTGAATTATTCGGCCTTGTGGCTATAGTTGCCGCAGGCATTAAAGGGATAATCTATCTTTTGACGCCATATAGACAAACGAAGCAGAAAATAGAAGAACATGAAAAGAGACTAGACGAGCACGAACAATATCTAAAAAACGATAAAGAAAAACTTGAAGCTCTTACCCAGCTCAGCAAGGACTCACTACGGCTGCAATTAGCGATGGTGAATCATGCCATTGACGGCAACGGGATAGAGAACATGAAGAGGGTCCGGGAAGAGATTCAAAACGAGATTTTCAACATGAAGGAGTTATGAAATGAAGACAAAACAGTGGTTAAAAGCGGCTGCAGTAAGAGCAGTGAAGACAATGGCACAATCAGCTATAGCAATGATCGGAACCAGCGTAGTCATAGCAGACATCGACTGGAAACTGGTCCTGTCGGCCTCAATAGTAGCAGGAATCCTGTCGATTCTGACAAGTCTCGCAGGCCTGCCAGAAGTACCGGAAAAATAGAAATCAAGCATTTTTATATTCTCCAATATAAAAAAAGGCGTGTCATTTCGACACGCTCTTTTTTATTGTCTATGATTTGTCGCACGTTTTGTCGCACGAAAAGAAGAGAAAAGAAGATAAAAAAAGCGAAAAATAAACGGCAAAAAGGGCGAAAACCGTTGAAAATACAAAGAAATATGGAAAAGGAAAATACAAGAAAATATAAGAAAAGTAAACGGTATACTGTTTCAAATCCTGTCTCTCCGACCAGAAGAACCTTGCAATTTCAATGATTGCAAGGTTCCTTATTATGCGTTTGTCGCACGTTTGTCGCATTCTTGTTCTTTGCCAGTCGTAATGTCATATATTTTACAGGCAACTTCGGAATCCTGATTCCTGTAAATGTGTCCGTAAATGTTCAGCGGCGTGCTGGCATTTGAATAGCCTCCGCGAGCCTGGATCGTTTTGATGTCGAGACCCATGCTGATCATGATTGAAACGTTCGTGTGTCGCAACTGGTGAAGTGTGACCTTCTTCAGATCGTGCCGCTCCTGGAGAGCATGTAGCACCTTCAGCGGTGAATAGTCATTCATTGGCGCTCCGAATGGAGTTCGGAAAACCGCCGGACTGAAAATCCATTCAGAGCCGAGCAGCTTATTTTGCTCTGTGTACCAGCTGCGGAGCTGTTTGATATCTTCTTTGATTTCAGGAGGGAAGCTGACAGTTCGGAAAGATTTCGCTGTTTTAGGTGTGTCTACTCTCATGCCATGCTGTTCTTTATCCCAGTACCGTGTTTGCCTGACTGTTACGGTACATTTAGCCATATCAACATCACGCCAGTCCAGACCGAGCAATTCGCCCTTCCGAAGACCGCAAAAGAGCGCTATCTCAAAAAGAACTTTGAACGGGATCTCATACTCCGGCATTTCCTCCAGCGCTGCAAGAAAAGCCCGCACTTCTTTTTCATTCATATATTCCGCTTCCTTCTTTTTGACCTTCGGCAGAACAAGTCTTTTGCAGGGATTATTCGCCAGCTCTCCCAGGCGGATGATCCTGTCGAAGGCAGCAGAGAGCAATGAAGAGGTATTGATAATAGTTTTGGGTGACACCTGTTGAGACAGGTCAACTATCCAGCTCTGCAGCATCCGCGGTGTGGCCTTGCGAACCAAAAGCGAACCGATGAATGGAGCGATCCACACATCGCGGCATTGTATATAATTGTCGATTGTATTTTGTTTGAGAGATCCTTTTGGTCTGTCGTTGATATATGATGTGACCATCTGTTCAATCGTCATCGTACTGGATTGCTGAATGGATCCGTTGAGACACTCAGCATAAAAGACAGCCAGTGCCTTTTCAGCTGCAGCTGCGGTTCCGTGAAATGTTTTGTTGAAGCGGCGCTGCTTGCCGCGGTAGTCGGTTCCCAGTGTGACGGTAAGCGTCCACTTGCCTGGACTTCTTTCTCTCTTACTTCCTGGCATAATAAAATCACTCCTTTCCTGTCTTGAAAAAATAACGGCGGAGTGATAAAATTAACCTGCTGTTGGT